CGGGGCAGCCGTCAACCCTACCTCTCGGTAATAGGCTTCCTCGACGGCTGCCTGCCGCGCAACCTCCCGCCAATCCAGCTTGCTCTTAGCGCACTCAATCGCCCGGTTCGTCACCAGATTCGCAAGCTTGATCTTCTGGGCGTTCGCTTCCTTGGCCGGGTCGACGTGCTCATAGCCGTCCCAGAACCACTGGTATGGCAGCTCCAAGTCAGCCCCTACCATTCGCAACCCCTGGGGCAACACTCCGCTAGTCAACACCGCAGATTCCAGCCAGGCGTCGAACAAGCGATCCAATACCACCGACTCAATGTCGTCCTGCTCAATCGTCACATCGCGAAAAAACGTCTGATGGTCGAGCCGCCCGCTCGCATAGTTGTAGCCCGCGCTGTTCCCCATCGCGACGTTCAGCGGCATGTTCATGCAGCGCGCGATTTCGTTCAGGATACAGCGGACAAAATCGGCGTGCCCCGTGGTTGGTTGTTCGGCTTTGAGCTGAGCAAGTCTCGATCCGCTCGGCAAGAACGTGTGCATGTTGCGGGCAAGCTCTATCTGATCCATTGCTTCGGGCGAAGCGTCAGACGGGTCTTCGTCATCGGCCGGCAGCTCGCTCTCTATCACCCCCGTATGATAAGCCGCGGTCTCGGCCGCCGACACAACCGCCAAGCCAAACCGACGCCCGTACGCAAACAGCGGTAGCGCCGGCGTAACGTCCGGCACACCGCGCCGTTGACCCGCGCGGGTCGCGTGGAAGTAGTGGATCATCAATTCGGCCGGGAGGGTCGTGAAGGAAGTTGAAGGCAACGTCCAAGAAGTTTCCCCGGGATGTTGATCGAGCACCTGATACTCAACCGGATTGCCGAAATCGTCAAACCGAATGCCGTCGACGTTGCTCGAATCATCCTGCATCAGGTACGGGTTCGAGACTCGATCGGCTTCAATGAGCTGCGGCCACAGCTTTACCCGCGCGGCAGACTCCGGGTTCGTGCCCAGTACCAGGAACGACTCACCCGTGTGGCCGCGAGCTACCCGCATCATCCGCAGCGTACTGGCCAGCCCTACGGTCTTGGCCCAACGCGCCCACGCGACCTCGATCTGTCGGTTGACCCCAGGGTCCTCGGTCAACACCTGGAGCCGCGGGCCGCTGCCGATCACGTACAGCGCCTTGGTGTCGACGATGCCGCGGCACCAACAGTTGGTGCTGTACTCGTACCGGCCGCGCGACCGCAGCGTACGCCGGACCGCCTGGCTGTTCTCAGCGACCGGCCCCAGGTTGTCGGCCATCAGCCAGTGCTTGAAGTTATCATCGGTCGTTTGGGCTGCATCATAACGGGCGCGGACCGGCCGCTTTGCCTCGAGCTCAGCCTTCGACTTTCTGCGCAGCCATCCAAACATCACACCGCCCCCGGTGGAATGATCTTGACGAACCGCAGGCCCAGACGCTTGGTGGCCGTGGCGGTCTTGTTGCTCAGATACTTGTCAGCCTCGATTTGGTCCGGCAGAGGGTGCTGCTCGGCGCTGCCCGAATCGCCAGATGCTCGCTTGAGCCCCTGGGCGTTCTCTTCGATCTCGCTTTCCAGGTCGGCCATGATTGATCCCCAATCGCGCCGGATTGCGTGTGGCGCCTAGGTGATACCTACCACACAACGGGCGTCAGTGTTGGCACAATCACCAAAGTGAAGTGAGAAAGTACGGATGTGTACCGGCGGCGGCTATTTGTCGCCCTGGACGTACTCGAAGGTGCTGACGCGGTGCCCGCAGTGCCGGCAATACCGGACCCTGACTATCCGCCTTGCCCGCTGGCGTGTATACAGCACGGGCAGGTGACGGCAGCCGCAGACCGGGCACTGGAGACCTACAGGCTCTGCCGGGGGGTCAGGCGTTGGCTTTTGCACGCTGCACCTCCGAGTACCGGACCTTGCGGCGCCGCTTCCGCTGCTGCGGGTTAATCAGCCCCGGCAGCACCACGCCCCCCATCGCGGCCCCCACGGCACAGCCCACCAGACAGTCAAGCCAGTGGTTGTCCCGGTTGTCGGCCCGCAGTTTCCACTCATCGACCGTCCGACCCCGCCCCGTCGTCTGGACCCGGTGCTCGGCCGTCAGGTGCTCGGCTATCAATCGGTGGGTATCGGCCGGAGCGCGCCGACTACGCGGGCGGGCGCTGAACAGCGACAGGCATCCGGCGTCCCCCAGTGAGACCGCGAGACGGGCCTGGACAAAGCTCTTCCAGTAGTTGGCGTCGAAGATGGCGTGCCGGACCTGGCGCTTGCCCGCAACCGTCGGCACCCGCCAGTTAAGCCCCACGCGGTCCCCGCGCTTGCGCTTGTACTCGCCCATCGGGATACTTGACGCCACGATGCCGCGCCCGTGGCTCGGCATAACGAGCGCGGCATGCGGGCTCTGCCGACAGAACGAGTACACGACGTCGGACTTCCAGTTGCCGTCAATCAGGCACCGGTCCACGCGCATCATCGCCCCATCATCGCGCCGCCACTCGCGACCCAGCAGTGCCGCCGTCACCCGCTCCAACCCCGCGTAGATCGTGCCCTCAACCCCCGTGCCGGGCGCCGCCTGCGCCAACGTCCGCCGCACATCCCGCAAGATGAAGTAGGGGGTCCGCTGGTCCGGCTCCGTCCCGTAGTCCACCACGTAACCCGTGAAGTTGTCCGCCCACCCGCACACCTGCCAATACAACGCCTTCGCGTGCACGTCGACGAACGCCGTCAGCCGCGTGCAATCAATCGGCACCTCCCCCGCCTTTAGACCGTTGACCTTGGCAACGACCTGCTCAGTCGTCAGTAGGTCCTCGTCGGCCTCATCTTCCGACAGCGGCTCGTTCTGGTATTCGGCCCAGAACGCAGCGGGCTTCAGTTTCAGCAGCAGATTCATCGCGTTCTGGATGGCCGACAGTTCGTCTTCGTTGTAGCGTTCCGGCCACGCGACCTCCGACCCCGCGTCCATTGCCGCGCGGTGCGCGCGATAGAACTCCGTGGCCCGCGCGAAAAGTCCCGTCTCTTGAATCTCGGACCGCCACAGCTCGCCGTACTGTTCCCACAAGTCCTCATCCGTCGGGAATGCGTAGACCATCTTGGTGCGCCTGCCCTGCCACTCGGGGTGCTTCTCGCGATCAAGAATCCGGTCCGCCATATCCTCCGCCCGAATTACCGTGATGGCCGCCAGCCCCGAAATCTTGCGCCCCGGACCCGCAAGGCCCAGAACAGCACCCGCCAGCACACGCTCCCGAAAGTCGTTCTGGCTTTGACTCTTGGCCGATTCGTCATTCTGCGGATCGTCAACCAGTACGAGCGACGGCCGCACCTGCTTGCCGTCCGCACGCTTGAACTTCATCCCACGGATACGCCCCGTGATGCCCGTCACTTCGATCACACCACCACTCGCCACGCTGCCCGGGATGGTCGGCAAGACGACTTCCCCAGCCGCCCAGGACATGCGCGTGCGCTCGCCCCGATAGAGCTGCCCGCCCGCGCGCTGGTGGATGCCCTCCAGGCAGCGCACCGGGTACGCCACTTCGGGAAAGTCTTCAAGTATCAGGTCGTTGGTTTCGAGTTCGATTTTGTTGGAATCAAGCAGCCCGCCGGCGAGCCCCTCATCGTTGGCAATCATCACGACGAATGCATGGTGCCCGTACAGTAGCGCCCACAAGCAGGCCGTCTCGCACAGGCTGCTCTTGCCGCTACCGCGCGGCATCGCCATCGCGAACAGGCCACCCTTGAGTACCGCCCGCTCTATCTTGTCCAACACGGGAAGGTGGGCGCGCGACCACGCCATATCGAACGTCTGGGGGAAGTATTGCTCGCAGAAAAAGCGGAAGTCTGTCTCGGCCCGTGCCTTCCGCTTGGGATTGACCACGGGGGGAATGTCGCCGATTTCTTTACCGGCAAGAGTTTGCTGCCTTTGCCGCGCGGCTGCCTGCTGCTTATGGCGCTCGTAACCGGCGGCTGACGGGGCAGGCGCCTTGCGTCGTTTGGCTGCCGCCGTCTTGGACGTTTTCTGTTTCACGTGGAACAGGAGTCCGTCACAAAGAAACAAAGTTCAGTATTGCGGT